GGTGTAGCCTCATCAATTACAGGTTCGCCTGTAACTTATTCTGCAGGAGGAAATTCAGCTAGACCTGCTCCTGAAGGAGCAGCAGGTAATGCAGCTGCTAATACAGGTAATGGTGGTCCAGCTAATAATTATTATCCTGGTCCAGGTTCACCAACACCTTTACAGAATTCATATGCCGGATACGCAGGTGGTTCAGGCGTTGTAATATTAAGATACAAATACCAAAATTAATAATACAGGATAGTTATCCTGGCATTGACTAAATAATATTATATGATATAATGTGATATGAGGAAAATAACATGAATTTAACAAACTACTACTATCAATTTCCAGCAGTATTAACACCAAAATTTGTTGACGATATTTTAGCGTATGGTAAAGCACATACTCCTGAAATGGCAATCACAGGTGGTGCAAGCAAAGATGATGAAAAAAATCTTGACAAAAAAGGTAATCTAAAAAAATCAGTTGTCAAAGATGTTCAAAAAAAGCGTAAATCAGATATTGTTTGGATGAATGATTTATGGATTTATAAAGAAATACATCCATACATACACGAAGCAAATCAAAGAGCAGGTTGGAATTTTGAGTGGGACTGGTCAGAGTCTTGTCAGTTTACAAAATACGGTGTTGGTCAATATTATGGTTGGCATTGTGATAGTTGGGATAAACCTTATTCAAGACCACCTCTAGCAGATGGCACAAGACCAATTGACCATGGTAAAATTAGAAAGTTATCAGTAACAATTTCTTTATCACATCCAGACGAATATGTTGGTGGTAATTTAGAATTTGATTTTAGAAATCAAGTTGATTGGGATAGAAATAAAAAAGCAGCTATACATTCATGTGAAGGTATTAGACCTCGTGGTTCTATTATTGTTTTTCCAAGTTTTGTATGGCATAGAGTAGCACCAGTAACAAAAGGAACAAGATATAGTTTAGTGATTTGGAATCTAGGCTATCCGTTTAAATAGGAATATTATGAGTAATGAAGCAAAAATAGATTATTATTATAGCACACCAATTTGGTTGTTTGATAAACCTGAATGGTTAAAATCAGTAAATAAAGTTTGTGATGAGTATATAAAAGAAGCATATACAAGAGACCTTAAAGAAAAGAAAGTTAAAAAAAATAAAGATTTTGGATGGTCTTATCATTCAAGACCATTATTTGATGATATAAGATTAAAAGAATTACATGATTGGGTTGGTGCAACATCTCGTAACTTTTTAGATTTTATGGGATATAATATAAACAATCATACATTATTTTGTACCGAATCATGGGTACAAGAATTTTCTAAAAAAGGTGGCGGTCATCATAACTCACATATTCATGGCGACAATCATGTATCAGCATTTTATTATTTAAAATGTTCAGAAAATACATCAAGACCTGTTTTTCACGACCCTAGATTGGCAGCTAAAATGATGAAGTTACCTGAAAAAGATAGTAAAAAAGTTACCATGGCAAATGATAAAATTAATTATACACCAAAACCTGGTACATTAATTATTATACCTGCTTACCTAGAACATGAATACGGAGTTGATGATGGTAAAGAAGAATTTAGATTTATACATTTTAACTTTCAGGCGGTTAGAAACGAAATAATAGAAGGAGTGAAAAACCAATGACACCAGCATTTAAGAAAAATAACTACATGGTCATAAGAAAGGCAATTGACCCGAAGATTGCTGAATTCGTTATGAATTACTTTATGATGAAAAGACAAGTGGCGAGAACCATGTTTGATGAAAAATTTATTTCGCCATTTACAACAGAGTGGGGAGTTTGGAATGACCAACAAGCACCTGAAACATATTCACATTATGGCGATTTAGCAATGGAAACTTTACTATTAGCCGTTCTACCTAAAATGGAAAAAGAAACAGGACTTTCTTTATATCCTACATACGCTTATGCTCGTATCTATAAAAACGGAGATATTTTGCATAGACACAAAGACAGATTTAGTTGTGAAATTTCTACAACAATGAATCTTGGTGGTGATAATTGGCCAATCTACATAGAGCCTAATCCTAAACTAGGAAAACAAGAAAAAACTGGTTATGTATCAGAATATACAGAGGGTGTAAAAGTTGAATTAAAACCTGGCGATATGTTAGTTTACAAAGGTAATATTTGTGAACATTGGCGTGACCGTTTTGATGGTAAAGATTGCGCTCAAGTTTTTTTACATTATAATAATCAAAAAACAAAAGGTTCTAAAAAGAATTTATTTGATGGTAGAAAACATTTAGGATTGCCTTCTTGGTGGAAAGATAAGACAGACCATACAGATACTAAATATTAATATGGCACTAGAAGACAAAGTAAATGAAATTTTAGGATTAGAGTCTAAAACTCCACCGAAAGAGGAGTTTAAGGCTCCTGTTCCTAGAAAAGAAGAAAAAGAAAAAGGCGATATAGATAACGACCACAAATATAGTAGAGAAAACTATTATAATTTAATTGAAAAAGGTCAAGAAGCTATAGAGGGTATATTAGATGTTGCAAAAGAAGGTCAACACCCTAGAGCCTATGAAGTTGCAGGTAACTTAATTAAAAGTGTTGCAGATACGGTTGATAAACTACAAGACTTAAATAAAAAATTAAAAGATTTAAAAGAATTACCAAAAACAGCAAATGCAAATATAAAAAATGCCTTGTTCGTTGGTTCAACTGCTGAATTACAAAAGATGTTGAAAAAAGATGAAGTTATTGAAGGCAAAGCAGAAACACCCAAAAAAGACGATATTTCAGATAAGTAAGTTAGGTTATGTCAAGAATGGCATAATGTTACAAGACATACTTGACGGCAAAGAAATGATAGACGCCGTATTAATAGAACACGACACCAATCCAAATTATGACAAAGAGTATTTTGTGTTTAAAGGTAGTAGTCGTATTGAAGCTGCTGTAAAAATGGGTTACACACATATTGAGGGCATAATAATATGAAAGAATACGAATTAGATAATATTACTTTAATGGGTGGTTGGTATATATCAAGTAAAGTTTGTAATGACTTAATTAAGTTTATGAAAAATCAACCTTTAAAAGATGGTATGATGTACGCTGGGAACGAAACTAGTTATGAACAAAAAGTTGTAAAAGACATGAAAGAGTCAAAAGAATTGGCTGTTGATTTTCATAATGAAGATGAGCCTTTTCATACATATAAAAAACAACTTGATAAAGTCGTAAAAGAATATATTAAAAAATATCCTTTTATGAATGAGAATACTGAATTTGCTTTAAGAGAACATTATAATTTACAAAAATATCCCATAGGTGGCGGTTTTAAAATTTGGCATTTTGAAAATGATTTTAAATCACCACTAAATAAACATAGAGCATTAGTTTTTATGACTTATTTAAATGATGTAGAAGATGGTGGCACAGAGTTTTTTCATCAACATTTATCTACACCAGCTAAAAAAGGTTTAACATTAATATGGCCTGCTTATTGGACACATACACATAGAGGCATTGTAAGTAGATTAAAAGAGAAATATATAGTAACAGGATGGATTAATTTTATAAATCAATTATGAGTACAGACGCATATCTAGGTAACCCTAATTTAAAAAAGGTAAACACGCCAGTTGAATTTACTAAAGAACAAATAGTAGAGTTTCAAAAGTGTGAAAAAGACCCTTTATACTTCATGGAAAATTACATGAAGATTGTAAGTCTTGATGAAGGTCTAGTGCCTTTTAAAATGTATGACTTTCAAAAACATATTGTTAGAACAATACACGATAATAGATTTACTATTTGTAAATTACCTAGACAATCAGGTAAATCAACAACTACCGTTTCTTATCTATTACATTACGCTTTATTTAATCCTAACTCTAATATTGCCATACTTGCAAACAAATCATCTACTGCTAGAGATATATTAGGTAGAGTGCAACTCGCTTATGAAAATTTACCAAAATGGTTACAACAAGGTGTTATAAACTGGAACAAAGGTAATATAGAATTAGAAAACAAATCAACTATTGTGGCAGCTGCAACATCATCAAGTGCTATTCGAGGTGGTTCATTTAATATTATATTTTTAGATGAGTTTGCTTTCGTACCTGCTAATATAGCTGAAATGTTTTTTAGCTCTGTTTATCCTACAATATCATCTGGTACAAAAACAAAAATGATTATTGTATCTACACCTCATGGAATGAATATGTACTATAAATTATGGATAGACGCAATTAATAAACAAAATGATTATGTACCTATCGAAGTGCATTGGTCAGAGGTACCAGGTAGAGATGAAAAATGGAAAGAAGATACCATTAGAAATACCTCGCCTGAGCAATTTCAACAAGAGTTTGAATGTGAGTTTTTAGGCTCAGTTGATACTCTAATTTCGCCGGCTAAAATAAAAGCGACCCCTTATATACCGGCGATAACGAGTAAAAACGGTTTACAGATGTTTAAGAAACCAGAAAAAGATAGATTATATGTTTGTTGTGTTGATGTGGCTCGTGGTACAGGAAAAGATTATTCTGCCTTTACTATGATAGATGTTACAAAGATACCTTATGAAGTAGTTGCGACTTATAAAAACAATGAAATCAAACCTCACCTGTTTCCTAGTATCATAGAACAAGTAGCTAAAGGTTTTAATCATGCTCATATACTTTGTGAAGTTAATGATATTGGTCAACAAATTGCAGAGATATTACAAATGGAATTAGAGTACGATAATATGTTAATGACAACTCAAAGAGGTAGAGCTGGTCAAATATTAGGCGCTATGTTTAGTGGTCGTGGTACATCTATGGGTGTTCGTATGACAAAACAAATAAAAGCATTAGGAACATCTAGTATTAAAACATTAATTGAAAGTGATAAAATGATAATAAATGACTTTCAACTAATAGAGGAGATGTCAACATTTAGTAGGCGTGGTAACTCATGGATGGCGGAGGATGGTTGTAATGATGACCTTATGATGTGTCTAGTCATATTTGGATGGTTGTCAAACCAACAATATTTTAAAGAATTAAGTAATTCAAATATAAGAAATCAGTTGTATTTAGAACAACAAAATCTAATAGAGCAAGACATGGCTCCATTTGGATTTATAGATGATGGTACACCAGATGAGTTAAAAGATGAGGTAGACGAATATGGTACAGTTTGGTCACCAGTTGTCAGAAAAGGGTTGTAAATCTAGTATCTTATAAATATC